CCCTCTTCGTTAAGCGAGGATAAAGCGGGGGTATCATTCAGGCATGTCGAAGAACGCCCCAGAAGAGACCGCCGAGTGGGACGCGCTGTACGCGCGTGCCCGGCTTCTGCTTGACGAAGAGGGGTTGGCGCAGGAGGAGAAGCGCAAGGAGGTGGCGGCGAAGAAGCTTGAGCGTGCTGGTCTTTCGGCGCCGCCTGTCGATCTCGGCAAGGTGCGGCGGATGCTCGTCGAGTACGCGAGGACGAAGCGGTACTGCCTGGCGCTGGAGTCTACGGACATCAGCAGGGACGACATGAACCTTGCGTACGACCTGTGGCCGGAGGCGAAGACGGTGTACGAGTACGTGCAACGGATGCGCGACCGGGTGCGATCGCAGGAGATGGACGAGATAGCGGACACTGCGACGGACAAGCTGAAGGTGCTGCTGAAGGACGACAATGGCAAGTGCCTCGTGAACGCGAAGCTGGTGATGAAGACCCTGGAACGGCTCGACCGCAAGCGGTTCGGGGAGGAGGCCGCGGGCATGGGGGCCGCTGCGAAGAAGGACGGCGGCGGGGAGCCGATGGTGTACCAGATATCGAACGTGCAGCTGAACCTGATCGGGACGGACGCGGTGAAGAAGGCGTTTCCGTCCGGCGGTGTGGTTGACGTGGACGCGGTTGTGAGGGCGCTCGAAGGCGGCGAGGATGGTTGAGCAGCGGATAGTGAGGTACGTGCCGTCGCCGACGTTCCGCGCGTTCCACGCGGTGCCGCCGGGGCTTGCGGAGTTCCGCATAGTGCGCGGGCCGATGGGGAGCGGGAAGAGCGTGGGGTGCTGCAAGGAGACGATGCTCACGACGGAGTTCCAGCCGGCGTTCGACTTCGGCGACGACCCGAAGGACCCCGACAACAGCATCATGCCTGACGGGAAGCGGCATCCCGTGCGGTGGTCGAAGTGGCTGATCGGCCGCGACACGAAGCCGGAGATGTGGAACACGACGATCAAGACGATGCGGGAGGTGCTTCCCGGTTTCCACATAGAGCGGCAGCAGCCGACGATCGAGGGGCGGATGGAGGTTCCGTCCATGCAGAAGGACGGGACGTGGTGCCGGACGGACTATGTTTTCGTGCCGTTCGACCTGACGCAGGAGGAGTTTGAGGCGGCGCTTAAGTCGTTCGAGCCGTGCGGGGCGTGGATCAACGAGGGCGACACGGTGCCGTGGAAGCGGATATGGCTTGCGAACTCGCGCGTGGGGCGCTGGCAGCCTGTGAAGCCGCCGAACGAGGAGGACCCGCCGCTTTACCTGTCGTTCGGGACGATCATAGACTCGAACTCGCCGAACGAGACGAACTGGATGCACCGTCTGGAGATCGACGAGAAGCCGAAGAGGATGCTCTTCTTCGTCCAGCCGCCCGGGCTCATCAAGACGGTGGACGACGCCGGGCGCGAGGTGTACCTGAACAACGACGAGGCGAACGCGAAGAAGTTCGGCATCCGTCCGGCGGAGAACGTGAGGCACCTCAAGGGCGGGTTCGAGTACTACCGCAAGATGCTGGTGGGCGGCGACCCGGACGACATCAAGCGCTTCGCGCTGAACGAGTACGGCACGTCGGTGGACGGGAAGCCGATCTACACGTCGTGGAACCGGCTGGTGCACGTGAAGAAGGACCTGAAGTTCCTGCGCGGGCGGCCGCTCATACTCGGAACCGACTTCGGGCTCACGCCGGCGATGGTGTTCTTGCAGATCGGGCCGGACGGCGTGGTGCGCGTCCTCGACGAGCTGCCGTCCGAGGACATGACGCTCGACACGTTCATATCCACTATGCTGCTGCCGAAGCTGACGGAGCGGTTCGACTATCCGATGAACTGCCCGCCGATCATGAACTACTGCGACCCTGCGGGCAAGCAGCGGACGCAGACCTACGGCGACACGTGCCTCGAGCTCCTGAACAGCCGCGGCATCCCGACGGAGCTGTGCCCCGACATCACCAACGACTTCCGCACGAGGCGCGACGCGGTGGAGAAGCTTTTGCGCGAGCACCGCCTGGAGGTGGACGAGCGGTGCAAGATGCTGATAGCGGGCTTCGACGGGCACTACTGCCACAAGCGCATCCGCTTCGAGATCGACGGCACGGCGCGGTACGCTGAGGGGCCGGACAAGCACAACCCGTACACGCACATCCACGACGCGCTCCAGTACCCGATAGTCGCGGTGACGATGGGGGGCGTGGACTTCTCTCAGCTTCGGCGCGAGAGGGACAGGGGGTATGGCTCTCTGGTAGGCACTGGGGAGAGCGACTACGGCACGTTGTGAAGGAATTTCCGGAAGGCATGATAAAGCGAGGATAAAGCGGCGCGATAATACAAGCGATGTCAGAAGCAGCACCAGATTCGCTCAGGCCGAAGGAGGCAGAGGAGCGTCCGGCGCAGACCGGCGACCCAGCGCCCGTCGCGGAGATTCCGACGACGGAGGCGCTTCGGCGCATCGCCGTTTCCGTGTCGGCGGATTTCAGGGTCGGCGCATACCACCGCCAGCAGTCCGGCGTTGACGAAATGCTGGTGAACTCGGCCCGGGCGGCGCGGATGAAGTATTCTCCGCACCAGGAGGACGTGCTTCGCGCAAATCGCCTTGACCCGCGATCGTATCCGCCGCTCACGGCGATGTACATGCGGGCTTTGCAGGCGATGCTCTCCAACATCATATCGCAGAGCGGCGACAAGCCGTATGCGCTTTCGCCGTCGCCAAAGCCGACCGTCCCAAAGTCCGTCACGAAGAAGGTCATGGCGCGGATCGCGCAGGAGATCGTGCAGTTCTTCGCCTCTCACGGCGGAGCGCTCCAGACCCCGGAGGAGGAGCAGGTTTTCTACGTCGCCATCATAAACCGCGTCAACGAGATGTTTGACGAGGTACGCAACGGAGAGGCCGAGTGGGCGCGCATACGCTGCGAGAGGATGGACGCGAAGATACACGACCAGATGGTCGAAGGGAAGTACATGCGCGAGTTTGCGGAGTTTGTCCGCAACTTCTGCGTTCACGGGACGGCGGTGATGACGTTTTCGCCGCGCGTCGTGCCGATGGCGAAGTGCCGCGAGAGCGGGAGCCTGGACGCGCTGAAGTACGAGATGGAGTATTCCCGCATACCGGTGTTCGAGAGCGTCAGCCCGTGGGACTGCTACCCGGCGCCGAACGCGAAGTCCGTTGACGACGGGCCGCTCTGCATCCGCGTTCGCTACACGGCGGACACCCTCTGGCAGTACGCAGACGCGAGCGACGAGGCGGAGACAGTGGACGGCTGGCAGCGCAGCACCGTCCGTGCACTCCTTTCGCGCTATCCGCGCGGCGGCGTACACCTCATGTCCGAGACAAGCGACCTTGAGCGGCGCAAGCTGGAACGCGACAGCATCGCGTCCATCAACCAGGACTGCACGCTGGAGGGAATACGCCGCTTCGCGTCCGTGCGCGGCTCGGAGCTGATCGCCGCCGGCATCGACAAGACGCCGACAGGCGACAAGATAGTGCAGAACCGCTACTACGAGACCGACATAACCGTGATAGCGGACTACGTGGTGTGCTGCCGCGTTGTGGACGACAGGATGCCGCGTCCCGTCGTGAAGGGTACGCTCTACAAGGTCCCCGGATCGTGGTGGGGCGAATCGCTCGCCGACATACTCTGCTCCTGCCAGACCATGCAGATGAACGCGCTCAAGAACATGTCGGTGAACGGCGCCATCGCGTCCAATCCCATCTTCGTGTGCAGCAACATCGACCGCGTGGTGTCACTGGACGGCAGGCCGGCGCTGGAGATACGCGGCGGCAGGATGATAGGCTTCAAGCGGGATGCGGCGGGAAACGTCGGCTCGCCCGTTGCCATGATGCAGGTCACGGACATCTCCCGCCAGATGATCGACCAGATGCACGAGGCGCAGGCGTTCGCGAACGACTACAGCGGCGTTCCGCTTCATGCGCTCGGCTCGTCCAGCAACCTGAACTCGGGCGCCGCCAGAACGGTTGGCGGGATGAACATGCTCCAGGAGTCGGCGCTTCGCACGGTGAACATGAGCGTAATCACGCTCGGCATGGACGTAATAGTGCCGTGCGTGGAGATGCTGAACATCTACAACCTGATCTACGACAAGGACATGTCCATCAAGGGCGATGTCGTCGTGGCACCGTCCGGCATGATGGGCAAGATACTCCGCGAGGCGGAATCTCAGAAGCGTTTGCAGCTCTTCAACGCGCTCGGTGGTGCGCAGATCATAGGCCCGGCGCTGTCCGTGGAAAACTTCTTCGAGCTTCTGCGCCCAGAGCTCGCGGCAATCGGCGGAATCAACCCGGACAAGGTGATCCCGTCAAAGGAGCGCATGGAGACATTCCAGCAGATACTCGACATCACGAATGCGGCGCGCGCTGCACAGCAGCAGGCGCAGGCCGCAGCAGATCAGCCGCAGCTCCAGCCTGGCGCCGGCGCGAACCCCGGCAATCCGTCCGCCGCGCCGGTAGAGTCAGAGCCTAGGCCGCCAGCGCCGGGAACGGTCGCCGAAAGGAGAGGTGCCGCATGAGCGACATGAAACGAAATACCGGAACAGCGCTCGCTCGCGATTATCGACGCGAAGCGCGTCATGGATGTTTGCGGGGACGCCGCCCGCACGGAAAGGCTCGTCGCGTGGATGGACGAGCTTGTGGAAGAGGACGTGACGCTGATGTGCGCCCTCGCCGAAAGCGGCGACGAGAACCGCGCGGTGCGTCTGGAGCACCTCGCGTCGCAGATTTCAGTCTATCGCAGGATCAAGGACGCGGCCAACCGCGCTCTGGACTCCGCCGGCGGCCAGCCACCGCCCGACGGAGAACCGGAACCCGCAGGAGGTGACCCGTTATGAGGTCCCGCGAAAGACACCGCCGGAGGAATTGGGATTGTCTGCCCCTCCTCACGGCAACTGGAAACTCCGGGCTTGGCGGCTCGGCTTGCAGAAAAAACAGGAGACAAGGATGAACGACACGAAAAAGGCAGAAGCGGCACTCGCCGGAATTGGCGAGGACAAAGGCAAAGGCGGAGAAACCCAGACGGGCGAAAACGCCGAGCTTGAAAAATTGCGCCACACGGCGGACGTGTGGGCCGGACGCGCGAAGCAGTACCAAGAGGAAAAGAAAAAACTCGAGGAAAAGATTGCGCAGCTTGAGGCCGGACACTCCGTTGAAGACGCGATGAAGTTGCTTTCCGCCGAGGAGAGGGGCGAAACGCCGGACGAATATCTCGGCGCGTCAGCCCGTATGACGGCAAAGCTCGTAGGCGACGCCCAGGCGAAGCAGGACGAGAAGATAGCAGAGCTCAAGCGAGAGATTGCGGAGAGGGACGAAAGGACGTTCCTCGCCAACATCTCGCAGAGGCACGGCGACTTCTTTGAATCCGTGGCGCCAGGCGGCGACAAGAGCGAATACTGGGAACGCTTCAAGAAAAACAACAAGGAGACGTTCTCGGCGGTGATGGCGACGCACGACGAAGCGCGATTCGCCAACCTCGTCAACAGCTTCTACCGCGAACTCGGCATCCCGGTCCCCGGCGCGGGCGCGACCGCTTCGCCCACGCCAAGCACCACAGGCGGGCCGTCGCCGGCGGGAAATCCCAGCGACACCAGAACCATGACCACCGACGAATACCTCAAGGAGCTTGAAAAAGCCGAGGAGATGCGCCGGGCAGGCAACATGAAGGGGTGGCGCGAGATCAACGACCGGCTCAAAGCAGCCCTCAACGAGGGGCGCGTGAAGTAGCGCGTCTCCCGCTCGGGGGCGGAAAAAAGAAGGAATCAGAAAATGGCAGATGCAGACAAGTTGCATTTCATGGCCCAGCCAGGGGTAGCCCCGAACTTCCCCGGCACTCAGGCCATAATCCAGGACGAGTGGCGCCGCCGCGTGCGCGCCGCGTCCGTCATGGACAAGTGCGTCTCTACCGACTGGAAGGGGCGCTTCAAGGGGGTTGGCACGACGATAGAGCGTCCCGTGCTGCCCATCATCAAGGTGAACGACCGCAAGCCCGGCGATCTGGTCAAGTACCAGAAGCTCAAGGGCGACATGGAGACGTTCACGATCAACCGCATGATGGATGTCGCCTACCACATCGACATCGAGGACCAGGTGTTCTCGATGAAGAATCTGGAGAGCGCGGCGAACAAGGAGTCGCAGGCGGCTATGGCCGAACACCGCGACCTCAAGTTCTTCGCGGACATCCCGTTCAAGTGCGATTCGACGAACCGCGGCGCGACCGCAGGCGTCGTCTCCGGCCTCTACAACCTCGGCACGGCCACCGCGCCGGTCTATCTCTACAAGACCGACTCCGACGTGACCACCGCCAAGACCCGTGGCAGCAATCCGCGTGCGACGGCCTGCGTGGCGACCGAGTTCCTGACGCGCGGCACCGCCGCCCTGAAGGAGTGGCCGGCAGCGAAGGAGGGCGACGTGCGCATCATCTGCCATTCGTGGCTGAAGACGCTGCTCATCAACTCCGAGCTGAAGTACGCCGACCACATGGGCGACCAGATGTCCGTCCTCCGCAAGGGCACGGACTACATCGGCGACATCGACGGCGCGAACATCATCGGCTGCGACCAGCTCCCGATGTGGGACGCCGGCTCGGCGACTAACGCCGCAGGCTCGTCTGTCACGGTGCCGAAGCGCTTCCTCGTGCTCTTCGTGAACAACAAGGCGATTCAGTTTGCCGACGAGTTCCAGATCAACGAGAAGCTCAAGGACAAGGACGAGTACGGCGACTTCTACCGTTCGCTCGACATCTACGACTGGTTCGCGGACTATCCTGAGCTGTTCGGCTACGGCATCGTCGCTCTCGGCGACTAACGAAAGGAGAATGAATCATGGCAGCACATAGCAATGACAAGTCCATCCTCGGCAACGGCCTGAACGAGAACGTGCGTTCCTACCTTCTGGAGCGCGTGATCGACTTCGGCGTCATGGGTACTGTCGATACGTCCAAGTACTACGAGATCGGCACGCTTCCCAAGGGGTTCGTCCCGCGCAACATCGCGGTGATCGAGCTTTCCAAGGCCAGCGCGTCGTCCACCGTCAAGGTGTACAAGACGGTCGAAGACGCCTCCAGCGGCAGCGCGACCGAAATCGCTTCCTGCTCCGTAGGCGGCGATACGCTCGGTTATGCAACCGCGTCCATGCTCACCGTCTCTGGCACGGCTCCCGATGGCGGCGGCGCAATCACGTCCACCAGTGTCGGTAGTCTGGCAAACGCGCAGCTCGCCGTCAAGGCGGGTTCGGCGTTCACCGCTGGCCGCGTGAAGGTCGCCATTTCCGGCGACTTCATGACCGGCATCTGGGACGAGGGCGAGAAGGCTCCGCCGATCAAGCCGACCGTGGCCATCCAGAAGGTGCAGTTCGCCGCCGGCGAGCACAACCTCGACTAACGGCATAGTGGCACCTGCGGGTGGTTCGTCTCCAGCTCGCAGGTGCCTTTCACAACCAACTAAGAGACGAGAGGCGAAAGGAAACAGACATGGCAGCAACACGCTACGCGATACACATGGAGACGGGCGTAATCGTTCCGATGACGAGCGAGACGCTTGAGAACTACATCTACCAGGAGATTGAGCCTAACGTGGCTCTCATGGTGGATCGCGGCGAACTTGATGCGAAGTATGTGATCGAGCAGATCGAGAAGCAGCTTCCAAAAACATCCCTCCGCGACAAGCTGAAACTTGTCTCAAAGCAGAACGTGCGCCAGAGCGACTTCGGACTGAAGGAGGCCGCGCGTGCTGCCGTGGACATGGGCGAGAGCAGAGTGGTGAAGATTCCGCTTCCAAAGGCAGACAACCCCAAGCCCGGGAAGAAGCCTGCGCCAAAAGCCCCTGCGTCAAAGAAGGAGCCTGCGCCAGAAGCCCCTGCGTCCGAAGGCGAGTCTGCCTCCGAGGCTCCCGCTCCTGCAACCGCCGAGCCCAAAGTGAACGTATAGCAAATGGGAAATTCCTTCCAGACAGAATGGGAAGCCCCCGAACTCGAATCTCTCGCGTCACTCGCGGAGAATCTCGTATATCGCATCCCCGGATGCGACAATACGGTTATCCGTAAGACTTTGCAAGAGGTGGCGCGAGAGTTCGTGTCCGACACGCAGTGCCTCACGTCGCACCAGGTGCTAGAGCCAGATGACGGCGGGATGTGCTACCCGGTTCCGCGTTTCGGTGGCAAAGTGGCGGACGTGCGGGAAGTCTGGAAGTTTAGGCGCCATCTGCGCAAGGGCGTTGACTGGAACTGGCCGATAGGCACGGGAATCAGGATTGCCCCGCACCTGCTTCCGCGTCCAGAGGTTGCAAACGCAAGCCCGGCCGTTCCGAAAGACGCCATCCGCTATGCGCCGCGCACAAACCTCATGGACGCGGCTCCAGAGTTTCGTGCGCCGCCGGTCACACCGTTTTCGGCGGTGGTGGTGGAGCATCTGCCGCTCTTCTACGAGAACCTTCCAAAGTGGTTTTTGCAAAAGCATGGAGACGCGATATGCTCAGGTGTTCTTGGACGGCTCTTTGCCATGACCGGCAAGCCGTGGAGTGATGCGCAGCAGGCGGCTGACGAGCGCATTCGGTACGACAACGCAAAGAGCGAGCTTCGAATGAGGCACGAAATTCCCGCAGACGGACGGGCAATTGACATGTCGGAGGTGCTATGACGATTTCCCCTCGACACGGTGCCGAGGGGGCAATGAAAGGAACGAGCTATGACGAAAGAAATGAAACACGAACTGAAGATGAAGTTCCTCAAGGAAACGAAGGAGAGATCCGTTTCGTGCTTGAGGGCGATGGGCGCCGACCCGAAGGACTACGAGCCGTGCTCCTGGGAGGGCGTAATGACGATGCTCTCCGACGTGATGCGACACAAGACATACGACGACGCATCCGCCGCGATCATGGCCGCGTCTGCGTGGGTATGGGCGAACAAGGAGTGCGAGATACGCGAGAGTATCGCGCAAATGGACGAGCTACTTGTGAAGGAGATGGAGGCTGCGCACGTGGGCGACGGCTCCGCCGTGAAGATCGTCCAGTCTCTCGGCAAGTGATTTCCGCGTCCGGTTGGGCGCGGAACTGTACAGTAAACAACCAACGAAAGGTAAAACTATGGAAAAGGAACAGGTATCAATCGACTGGGGCGGCACACGTGGCGCCGTCTGGACGGGCGCGGGTGCGCTCATCGGTCTGCTTGCGCAGCGCAGCGGACTTCTCGGAGGCAACGGCATTCTCGGCGGCGGGACGTCGTGCGAGGTTGCCACGCAGCGCGACCTCGGCTACGAGCGTGAGCTGACGAAGGCCAACGCCGAAATCGGACAGCTCAAGGCGGAGAAGTACGCGGATGCGTCGGTCCTCGCCGCAGAGCGCCGTCTCGCCGACAAGATCGAGAAGATCGAGACGACGATGAACGCCGGCTTCCGTGCGCAGGGCGAGTACAACGTGGCGAACACCGCCGCTGTTGCCACTCTTAACAACCAGACCATGCAGCTGATGAAGATGACGAATCTCATCATCTCCGGGCCTGCGTTTGCCGAGAGCCAGGCAGCCGCCGCTCCGTTCGTGGCGAAGGCGTCCACCGCAAGCACGACCTCCGGCTCGTAAGGCTTCTGGCGAAGGTCGGGGCCAAGCCCGTTTCTAGGGCGGGCTTGACCCCGACGTAAACCAAAAACCATACAGGAGGAAACCCAAGATGAAGATGACCATAGACAAGTTCAACGAGCGCGTCAGCAAGTTCGTGTGGCAGGTCGTGATACCCGACGCAAAGGACGTGCAGACGAAATGCGTGTTCGGCGCGATAGAGAAGCTGGGCATTCTGCGCCTCGACGACAGGTATTGCAAGATGCTCAAGCCACTCGGCATAATCGACGCCGACGGACGTCTCGACGTTGACCGACTAAAGCTTGGCGTCAACGGCGCGATGGAGGCTGGCGGCGGTTCGATCTCTCTTGGCGGGCTTCTTCCTGTGAATATCCCCAAGCCCGTTGTAGACAAACTGTACAAGTTTCTGGAAACAGAGACCGTAGAATGATTTTCAGGAGGACGGCGGCATGACGGAACTTATCATCACACCGAAGGTTCAGGACAAGACGGCAAGGTTCAAGGGAGCCATCGCCGCCGGCGAGCATGTCGCCGTCACCATCAAGGGCGGCGCGGAGTGGATAGGAGAGGACGACGGCGCAAACCTGATGTTGCGCGTCATCGACCTTATCACGAAGCGCACCCTTGCCGTGTTTCCGCGTCCGCCCGAGACGCTTGCGGAGGGCGAGACCTTCGCCGAGGGCGAGAACGAGTGGGATAGCGACGAAGCGGACCTCACCTGCACACTCAATCTCAACACGGCGCGGATGGTGAATGCGGCGCGGCACATGATAACGGTGCCGGTGCTATTTGTGCTGGGCGACACCGACAATCCGCGAACGCTCTACTTCCGCGACCAGTACGAGGTCGAATACTGGCCGGAGCGCATAGGCGACGACGTGCCATACGACCTCGACAGATGGCCGAAGCAGATCGACGACTGGACGGCGCTCGTTGCCGAATGGCAGTCTCAGATGACGGCATTTGGCACGACGCTTACGGGGCACGTCGGCAACAACAACATCCATGTCACCGCAGAGCAGAAGATTGCATGGACGAATAAGCAGGATGCGATTGCAGACCTTGAAGCGATCCGCGCCGGCGCAGCCAAGGGTGCAACAGCGCTTCAAGAGCACCAGGACATTTCGGGGAAGGCTGATCTTGTTGGCGGGAAGGTTCCGCAGTCACAACTTCCGTCTTACGTTGACGATGTGCTTGAGTATGCTTCGGCGGCGAACTTCCCTGCAACTGGCGAAGAAGGGAAGATATACGTAGCGAAGGACGAGAACAAGACCTACCGCTGGAGCGGGTCGCAGTACGTGCAGATCGGCGGAGACGGCTCTTCGGTTACGGTAGATCCCACGCTCTCCGTGCAGGGCGCGGCGGCCGACGCGAAGGCGACGGGCGACGCGCTGGCACTCCGTCCGACGAAGGCGCAGCTCGACGCGGGCTGGTGGAGCGTGTGGACGATATTGCGCGACGGCGTGGACGTGACGGCACAGGTGCAACAGCCGGAATGTATCTCTGATACAGGTGGTGACGAGTGGTATGTATACGTCGTATCTACCGATGAACGAGCCTCATCTCCACGTGAATACGACGCAGATGCGTTGGAGCTTTCATGGAAAGGGGTAGACTCTTCCGAAGTCTTCCACGAATACACCGCCACCCGCCACCGCGTGTCCGCCCCCGTGCCGACTAAGCCCGAGGACATTGGGGCGGCGAGTACGAACGATGTGATGCTGACGCCCGTCTACTCCCAGACGCCGACGTACGGAAACGATTGGACGTTTAGCGGAACGGAGCCGCCGACGGGGTATCACTATGAATGCTACTGGAGCGCTGCTGACGATTTCTGGATTTTGTCTAAAGTGTCAGATTCCGACCCAACGGACAGAGAAGGCATATACTATGCAGGTACCTCGCCCACTGACACGACACTGCACTTTATAATAACGGGCTATGATGTTACCGCCACCCGCGTCCGCACGGACATAATCGGCTACATCCTCGGCTCGCAGACCGACAGGCCGCTCCAGCCGAAGGGCGACTACCAGCCCGCAGGAAGCTACGCATCCCCGTCAGACATCGGCATCCCCGCGTTCTCGACGACCGCGACATACGTGTATGGGAATTTGGTCGTTCGCAGCAACGCGGTATGGGAATGCCAAGAACCTTCAATCGTGCCGGGAGAATGGATCGACAATTATTGGCGCAAGCTCTTCGACCTTGATACGGGCGCGCCCGTAAGCGGCGGCACGAAGCTCATCACGAACGGGCAGGTGCAGACGGCGCTCGACGCCAAGGCCGATGCCGAAGCCGTCGCCCCCGCCTACGACGCGACCGCCGCGTATTCGGTCGGCGACGTTGTGACGCACGATGGGAGGCGCTACGTCTGCAACACGGCGATAGCGACGGGCGGCGAGGCGTGGACCGCCGCGCACTGGACGCTGACGGACGTGGAGACGGAACTTGCCGCCAAGGCCCCTCTCGCCTCCCCCGCCTTCACCGGCACGCCGACCGCGCCGACGCCGACGGCTGGCGACAACTCCACGAAGGTTGCGACAACCGCGTTCGTGCAGGGAGAAGGTGCGAACAAACTCGACTCGGCGTCCGCCGCCCCCGCGTGGGTCAGCAACGCGGTATACACGGCAAATGCGCTCGTCACCTACAACGGCGTTATTTATTGCAACACGAACGGTGGCACTTTCGTGAGCGACATCCCGCCAAGCTCCGACACGAACTGGAAGGAGAAGAAGGTCAGCGAACTGTTCCTACCGCTCACGGGTGGTGAGGTGACGGGACCGCTGACGCTGAAACGCGGAGTTGCAGCAGGAGGGGATGCTGCATTCTATGGCGATGGTATCAGGAACCTTGACAATAACGCGGTTTATGCTTGGCCAACGAAGTCCGGG